TTTTTCGGCGTTATTGATCACCGTGCCGGTGGTCCCGCTGCCGTCGTCGTCGATCCAGGGCGTGCGTGCGATGGGCATTCTCTCCCCCTTAGCCGGTCGGATCGGTCCGCGTGCCGAGCCGGCGTAACAAATCCTCGAACGTCACGCGGATCGCGGACGCTTCCACCTCGACGATCGGCAACAGCGACGGGGTGAAGTCGCGGATCGTCACCGACTGGATCGTGAACTGCGCGCTGAGCTGATACGGCGCCGCCAGTAAGTTCACCGTGACCGTGCGGCCCGAGCGCGCATTCAGATCGCGGCAGCGATAGTGAATCCGGATCTGGAGGTCGCGCCGTTGCGCCAGGTGCGCCGCGCCGCGGGCGCGGGCCTCGGTCGCCGACAGCCGGCGATCCTGAATGACGTCCTCGATGATCCCGCTATGCACGCCGGCCGTGGCGGAGGTAAACAGCAGCGCCGCCGCCGTCTGTGCCGCGGCATCGTCGACTTGGATCCAGACGTTGACGTCGTCGCCCTTCGGGATCGGATACACGATCGCGCCGTCGCCGGAGGCCGGCACGCCGAGCAGCATCGGGGCGGCGGTGACCGTCGAGTTATAGGCAATCGTGGCGACGATGGCGCCCGGCCCCGTCGCCGGAATCCCGGTCAGCGCGTTCGCCGTCGTGCCGGTGTAGCGGACGACTTGCTGCCCGTTGCCAATGACGGCCCACCCGCCCGCGGACCGGAAGGCGGCGGCACTCGCGACGATGATCGTCGTCGAGCCGGCGGGGACTTGGCCCGCGGGCTGGGTGAGGCCGGACAGGTCACTACTCGCCGGGCCGGCGCCGAGCGCCCCATCGGCCAGCGCGTCGAGGTAGGTCAGCGTCGCGTTATCGGCGATCGTGGTGAGCAGCTGCAGCGCCCCGGCGCCCGCGGCGGTGCGATACACCTTACGCGCCGTCACGGCCGACGCCCCGAGCGGAATCGCCGACAGTTGCACGCGGTTCGCCAGCGCCGTCGCCGTGACCGGCGCCGGGGTCCCCAGCCCGGCATCGGCCAGCGTGTCGCTGTAGGTGGTCGCCGTGTTGTTCGCGATTGTGGTGACCAGCTGCCACGGCTCGAGCACGTTCGTCGGCGTGCGGTAGATCCGCCGGCCGGTAATGTCGGCCCCGCCGATCGGGATCTGAGTCAGCGCCACCGTCGCCGCGGCCGACGTGTTGACGGTGGGCGGGGCCGCGCCGAGCGACGCCGTCGCCGTCGTGTCGGTGTAGGTCGTCGCCGTGTTGTTGTTGAGCGTGGTCACGAGGCGATACCCGGCGCTATTGGTGCGATACAAATAGCGCTTCGTCACGCCGGCCGGGCCGATCGGGATCTGCGTGACGGGGATCGCGTTGGTGGTCGCGCCGCCGCCGGGCGTCGGATTCGCCGCAATCGATCCGCTGGCCGTGACGTCGAGCACGCTCGTCGTCGTGTTGTTGTTGATCGTGAGCACGCGGCGAAAGGCCCCGCCGCCGGTCTGGCGGTACAGGTAGCGCCGGAGCACGCCCGCCGGGCCGGTCGGCACGGTGACGGGGATCGCGTTCGTGGTGACCACCGCCGTGTTCGATCCCGGGGGCGCGACGTGGCTGAGAATGGTCGCGTCGGCGATGAGGTCGCCGTACTGGGTACTGCCGGCGCCGGGGTTGTTGGCGATCGACGTCAGCAGGCGGAAGCTCGAGACGTTGGCGACTTGCGTCGTGCGGTTCCGGCGATACAGGTGCGCCCAGACCACCGCGCCCGACGGGGAGTACGGCACGGTCACCGTGATCGTCGACGACTTGCCGCCGCCGAGATTCGACGCCAGGGCGTTGACCTGTTCGGACGCGGCGGTCACGGTCGTTTCCAGGCTGTGATCGCTGGCCGACGCCGCCAGCGAATACGTGACCGCGTAGTCGTACGCGTTCATGATCGTGAGGTCGCCTTGGCCGTTGTTCGGGCCATTGGAAATCGGCCCCGGCGCCCCGGCATTGCCGATGCTCGTCGAGCCGGTGGCGACGGCACTCGAGGACGGTCCCGCCGTGGACTCCCCGGTGCTGGTTTCGTGCGTGTGCAGGTAGGCAAACAGGCCCGGCTCGATCGCCCCGCCGGTGGTCGGCGCCCCGGGCGTCGGCGGCGTGGTGGGGATCGGCGCGAGTGATTGCTGCACCAGCGTCACGACATTGGACTCTGGGCCGATCGTCGACTGGCCCGACGGCGTGCCGAACGTCACCGCGTAGGCAAACGACCCCGGCTCGATCGCGCCGCCGAAGGTGGGGGCCGTCGGCGCCGGGGCGGCCAACACGTCCACGCCGGCCGGCACGACGACGCCGATCGACGGCCCGAGCAGCGTTTCGCCGGTCGCCGTGACGAACGTCACCGCGTAGCCATGCCACCCGGGATCCGGCCCCGGCCCGGCCTGCAGCGGCCCGATCGCCGGCGGGGTCAGCGGCGGCGCGATGGCGCCCACGACGACGGCCGTGCGCGGCCCCGGCAGCGACTCCCCGCTGGCGGTGACGAACGCGACGGCGTAGTCGTGCGCGCCCGCCGTGACGCCGGCGCCCCCGGTGACCGTGGCGGTCAGCGCGGCCGACGGGGAGGCGCCCGGGCCGACGAGCGCGCCGCCGCCGCCGAGCGATCGACCGGTATAGCGGATCCGTTGCGGGCCGGCTTTCACGACGCCGCCGGCGTCCTCGTACCAACTGGCCGTGACCACGGGCAGTAGCGTCTCGCCCGGCCGCACGTCGGCATGCGCGATCGAGCCGCCGCCCTCGACATAGACGCGCGTGACCAGCTGGCTCCCGTCGCGGTCGACCACCAGATCGGTCAGCGTCGGGTGGACGGGATTCAGTTCGGACGGATCGGTCACGGGTTCCGGATCGCGGTCGGTCCACAGGTGCAGCGCCCGGTGATAGTCGACGTACCAGTAGCCGCCCAGGCGGTTCGCGAGCGCGGTGAGCGCTTGCGGGGCGTCGTGGTCGGTGACGGTGAATTCGTCGAGCACGGGCAGCGCCGGCGCCACCCAGGCGGCGGTGAACCCCGGCGCCCCCAGCGCGAGAATGTCTTGCGCGATCGTCGTCGCCGTCTGCCCGCGCCAGCGGTGCGAGAACACGCGCTGGCGCAGCGCCCACGTCCAGTCAATCGCGTGGACGTCGAACACCGCCAGGAGCGGTGATCCGAGGTACGTGTGCGAGACGTCGAGCACTTGCCCCGCGAACAGCCGGTCGAGACTGTTGGTGCTGCCCATCGTGATCACGACGTCTTGCCCCACCGTCGGGACGGCGCCCTTGACACGGAAGGTGCAGCGATTGGGCGCCTCGTTGAGCGCGTCGGTAATCGTGAGGTTGCCGACGACCTTCCCGCCCCCCGTGGGCGCGGTGCCAATCTGATCGCCGCCGATCGAAATGAACCCGCCCGGGCCGTGATAGTTGGATCGCGTCGCCGCACTGCGCGCGACGTTCGACAGCGCGTAGAGCGGGACTTTCCACCCCACGGACAGCGGCCAGCCCGCGCGCCCGGCCCCGGAGCGCAACACGCCCGCGCGGGCCGGGGTGATCGCATGCTGGCTGCCGGTGATCGCCATGGCCTACGCGCGCACGCCCGACGAGCGCCAGTCGGCGGCCAGCGCGTCCTTGACCACGGTCGCGATCGCTTGCTTGTCGCCGGCGACGGTGTTCACCGTCACGCTTTGATTGACCGTGGTTCCGCCGGCCGCGGTGGTGCTGCCGCCCATCATCCAGGCGTTCGCCGTGCCGGCGTGGGGACTATCCCAGTCGTACCCGTGCTGTGCCTGCCACGCGGTTGGATTCGTTTGCATCAAGTTCCACTCGGACTCGGACATGTAGGCCGGCTTGGTCGCCTTGCCGATCGTGCCGGTCATGGTCCCTTGCCCCTGGCGGACCAGATCCATCGCCGCGGACCACGACAACGTCGCCTGTTGCACGACGTCGGCGGAGTCGGCGACGACTTCGGCGGCGAAGCGCACGGACTCCGACATGTCGATCGCCGCCATGGACGTTTCCGCCATCACGACTTTCGTCTGCTCGAGCGGCGGCAGCGTCCGCTCCATCCCTTGCTTGAGGTAGGCGTAGGGGTCGGTGTTCTTGATGGCCCGCGACCAGTCGTCCATCTCGCGCAGCGCCTCGGTCTGGTTGTAAAGCGCCACCACGGCCTCGCCGGTGCCTTGCACCAGGCCGGCGTTCGCGTCCGTCAGTTCGTCGATCCCGGTTTTGGCCTCCCGCGCGGCGATCCGCTGCTCTTTCATCGCCCCCGCGGTCTCGCGCACGGTCTCTTTCGCTTTCCCGGTCCATTCGAGGAAGGCGCCGCCGCCGTTCACGAGTTCCTGATGGGCAGCCATCGTGTTATAGGCTTCGTCTTTCCAGCCCTTGAACGTCGCCTGCACGTCCCGCGCATTCGCCGCGAGCCCCTGAAACTTGTCGCCCACGCCGGGAATCTGTGTCGCGGTTTCCGCCAGAAACACATTGATGTCAGCCAGCTTTTCGCCCAGGAACGCCAGCGCCAGCAGCACGGCATCGACGGGGATGATCAGCGCCGCCAGACCGCGGGCGCCGTACTCGCCCAGCGTGATCAAGTCGGCGGCGAATTCCAGCGTGGCGATCGCGCCCCGTTCGATCAGATCGGCGATCGCCTGCACCAGTTCCTGTTTCGTGCCGCCGAAGGCGTGCAGGATCGCCGTCTCGAGCGCGTCGAGGCCGGCCTTGAGCACGCCGGATTCGGCGATCGCTTCGCTGATGCTGTCCTTGAACGCGCCATAGGCGTCGCTCAGCCCCAGCGCCGCATCGACGACGCCCCACAGTTCCTGCCCCAGCGCCGCCACCGCATCGAACGCCAGCTTGAACAGCTCCGATGCCGCGTTGGCCGCGAACGTCCCCATCGCGACGTCGAGCGCGTCGTACGCCTTCTGAACGTCCTTCGTGGACGTCTCCACCTCGCCCGTGGCCTCGACGACGTCGCCCATCGCAAGCAGCGCTTCGCGAATGTCGGCGGCGACCTTGATGATCATCCCGGGATTGATGCCTGCCATGTCAGCCTCCGAACCCGGTGATCTGAATGGACTCCGCGACGGCGTCGTACATGCGGCGGTCATGGCCCGGTGCTTCCACCGCCGCGGAGGCGTACATAAACGGGCGCTTCGTCATGTAGCGCGTGCCGAATTCCAACCAGAACCCGACGTTTGGCCGATTGGCGCGCACGGCCAGGACGACATACCCGGTCCCGTCGCGGGACTCTTCGTAATGAATGCCCGACGCCAGCGCCCCGGTCCGCCGCGCGACGCGGCCTTGCGCTTCGCGGACGATCGCCGCGGCGGTCACTTCCGCGGCGGCCTTCGTGCGCGACGCTAGATCGGTCCCGAGTTCCCGGAGGCCGGCGTGTAACGCCGAGGCGTCGATGGTGAACGTGATCACGGGCGCCGCCGTTCCTGCACCAGCGCAAAGTCGTGTTCGAGCACCAGATCGGTCAGCGGCGGATCGGCCGGGCGCGAGCCGCGCGCATCGAAGGCCGCCTTCGCCCGCGCGTACGCCCGATACTCGAGGATCGTTTCGAGGAAGCCCGCGGGCAGCGCTTGCCACTCGCGCCACGCCGCGGACGGCAGACAATGAAACTCTTCGCAGAGACGGCCGAGCAGGTATTCGAGCGGGAACGGGCCGGCGCCGTCGAGCGCGCGGTGCAGCGCTAGGTAACGCTTTTTTTTTCCGCGGCGCCGTTGGGCAGGGTCAACTCCAGGATGGCGCGAAACAGAAAGTCCGCGGCCTGCTCGTCGAGGTCGTCCACCCGGGCCAGCGGTTCGTCGTACGTCCACGCGGTCACGCCTTTCGCCAGCACGGTTGCCCGGTCGTACTTCCGGAGCGGATCGTCACCGCCGGCCGTCACCGCGTCGGCGTCCTCACGGCCGGCCGTCGCCGCGGCCAGCTCGCGCCCGAAGGCGGCGCCGCCGATCGACTGCACGAAGGCCATCGAGGCCGCGATGCGCGCCTGGCGGGCGTCGGCCAGCGCCTTGCCGCTCAACTTCTGGATCGTGACGGTGTGCGGCTCGTCGAACGGCAGCGGCACGACGCGCGAGACGTACGACGCGAAGATCCCCATCTACGTCCAGACGCCGGCGCCCGTCGGCTGCACCGTCGCCGTGTATTCCGTGAGCGCGGCATTTTTCGCCGCGACTTCGTAATCCACCAGCCGGGTTTCGACGGTGAACTTCTTGCCGTCGCCGTACGTGACTTCCAGCGTGCGAGTCGCCGCGGACGGCTGACAGTCGGCCGTCGACGGCATGAAGACGACATGCGGCCCCGTCGCGGCGGTCGTATCGAACAAGCCCTTGATGGCGATCGCCGGCATGCGGCGCATGCCCGTGGGCGTGTGCTCGAACCACGGATCGCCGAAGCTGTGCGTTTCTTGCGTGAGGTTTTCGATCTTCACGCCGCCGAGTTCGCGGACGTGTTGCGTGACATCCGACAGCGTGCCGCCGGGCGCGGCGTCGTACTGAATGACGACATCGACCGATCCGTATTTGCCAGCCATGCGAGTCTCCTAACCGCGGAAGAGGCCGGCCGCCACGCGGACCGTGCCGGTCCCGGTGATCGTGCCGACGAACTGCGTGTAGCGGTTGACCGTGCCGGCCACGGTCACCGCCTGATGATTCGGCGCGGAGGTCACGTTGACGAACGTGGTGAGGTCCGTCCAGGTGCTGCCGTCGGTGGAATGGCGGAGCTTGCCGACGAACCCGGTGATCCCGGTGAGCGCCGTGACCTGCTGCGACGCGGTGCCGCCGGCCGCAGACGCGGCACCGTTATCGACTGTCGCACTCGTCCACGTCGCCGTTTTGTCCGCGGCCGGCTGAATGACGGCGCCCCCCGCGACCAGGGCGCCGCTGATTTCGTAGGTGACGTTCGCCTTCGTGAGGCCGCCGAGCACGGCCAATACCTCATAGCCCGTGGTGAGCGTGCCGGTCGCCTGG